GGTAAGCATTAACGTCTCCATGCTGGGCAGATGCGCTTGTATGCGCACCAGTCACACAATCGTGACTTTCGGGTTTCGAACTCGTGAGTGGCGCACGCCTTATCGATGGCATCTTTTGTTGTCCTGACGTAGACGCGAGTCTCCTCGATGTCGTCATCCGTGAATTCGTGACGGAAAAGGGTTCCGTCTTTTAGATACAACAGGGAAAGATAATCGGGTCGCCCAACACCAAGTTCGACAGTTAGGGAACCATAAATCTTCAACTGCAAAAACTTGTCGGCAACCCACTTCGGTTGCGGAGTTTTGCCTGTCTTGTAATCGGCGATGACCGTCTCTGTGTCGTTGATCGTCAGACGGTCAATGAATCCCTTCAACCTCACCCCTGCGAGATCGCCATTCAGTTCGTATTCGATATAGGTTGGATCTACGGTCTCTGGTTGTTCGACCTTGAAGATGTTTTCCAGACACCACCAAGAGTTCCAACGGAACATTCTGATCACTTCAGCGTCATTGCCGATCCAAGGGGTGACTCGATCCAGCCAATCGCTCTTCTCCCACGTTGTACTCGCCAAAGTCTTAAGCGTTCCGATTGTCCTGTGTTCGCTTTGGGCGGCGTAAAAATATTCGAGGACTTCGTGTACGAAGTTGCCCATCAGGGTTGCAGAAGTTGGCTCATCGGATATTTGTTCAATCTTGCTGTACCTAAATTTCTGCGGGCACTGATTGAACGTCCCCATTGACGATGGAGAAAGATGCGGAGGGGGAACGAGTGGCTCGACCACCAAATTCGTCATTCCTGTTCAGTCCATTCGCCCCCAAGCGAGATGCGGGTGGACTCAACGATCAGGAACTCCAAATCTTCTGCCGTAGCCGTATCGAGGGTCGGTTTTGGTGCTCCGTCAGAGAACTCCGACCAAACGTTACCCAACTCGGCCTTTTGGTCAGCGTTCATCTCTTTCGTGTAGCCCAAGAATTTGGTCCACAACTCAACTGTTGCTTCGTCGATAACAGGACGCGACGCTTCGACTTCGATGGCTAGAGACTCGCCGGTGCGAGCAAGGTAGAGACCGATGCCTAACTGCTGGGCGGTTTTTTTGAGAGCATCGGAAACAGCGCCCTTGAATTCGTCACCAAGGTCGACAATGTCGCCCTGCTTCGTGCGCTTAATCTTCTGACCTCCGACGCCATCCTTTGCAACCATTTTCTGGAAGCCGTCTTCGCCCTCGAATGTTATGACAAGTCGGACATGGGCGACGACGAACTCGGGATCAAGCGAATCGCGTTCGCAACGGATGATTTCCGAGGTCCAGTTGTCAGGACCCAGAACATTATTGAGGCGAGTGATCACTTCGCTGACTGGGATGTAGATGAGGTTGACTCCACCCTTTTTGAGGCTTCGTTCAACTTCTTTCGGAAATGGTTCCGAAAATTGTTGGAGTAGGTGACTGACGGTCATTCTGCGTTCCCCTTTCGAACGACGATGTTGGTTTTGTGTTCGGACTCGCAGTACATGTCTGGGTTGATCCCAATTTCTCCGAGTTTTTTTGCACGCCAGTACGAAGGCTGGACATAGTCCAGAATTTTCATGGCGATATCCGTCGGAGCGAGCATCACTTCACCGGTATCGACGTCGACGGACGAGCGGATGATGCGGTCAACTACGGCTGACGCAATCTCTTTGTGCTGCCATTTGGTTCGAGACGAAGCGGTCCTGCGCTCGATTATGGCTCCGTCACGCAACGTCATGATGTCGTCCTTCAAGAGAGAGATCAATCGACCCTCGACGGACGAATACAGGTATGAAACGTCGAGCTTTGCGAGGTTCATTTCAAGGAACAGACCGGCTGCTTCGGCTGGGTCCGGATCTCCCTCGATGTAATCGGTGACGATTTTGTCAAGTGTCATGATGAGGCGACGAAGAGTCTTCACGTCCTCAATCGGGTTAGTAGTCATTTATGTCTCCGGTAGTAGTTGGAGTGGGTGGATTACTAGACGACTATAGCGATTCTTTTCCGCTGAGGCAAACCCAATCCGGTTAAAAATGTAAAAGCGCCGACAGCGGAGTCGACTTGGTCGTCGTGGTTCGCGGCTTCAGGAAAGGATGACAATTCGTCAAGCCAATCCGTCAGCCACACTGATCTTACACAGCGCACGTTCCCATTTGCAACCGCGGCAGCAAACGGACGAGCGCGAGTCAATTTATCTCCCGTCGAGCGAATCCCCCCAAAGTCGAAACCGGAAAGCACATATCGGGCGTACTGATCCACCAGCGCCTTGCCCGCCGAACCCGGCTCCTGCTCCATCCTGATCGCAACGGCGTGACCATCCTCGTATGCGGTCTGGGCGATCAGCTGCTCGACCTTCTCGCCCTTCACCCTCGCCCTCTGGACATCCAAAATATGGGCGATCCCTTTATCGAAAAGCATCAAGGTTCCGACCGTCCAGTCCGGATCAGGATAAGAGGGAGATGGCTCCGATGCCGCCAAGTCCCAAAAACGAACAGCCCTTGCCGCCGACGTAATTTCTGGCACTTCGTGAGGGTCCAGCAGGACGATACTCTCCCTCTCGAACAGCGAGCCAAGGGTCGTCGACCACCAATCGCCCTCTTCTAGCCGACGTCGCTCGACGGGATCAAGCTCACTCAGTGACTGACGGTACGACTCTGCGTCAATTCCCGGGTTGTCGGTAAGTTTCGATGGGACAAAAATTCTCCCAGCTGCCATTCCCTCAACGATGAACCGTTGACGGACCCAGTTGGGAGCAGGGTTTGATGCCGCCCTCATCCTCAGCGGAACCTTTGCCAGCGGGCCGCTCGCCGGGCGACGGAGGCGAGAGAATAGGTACCGGTAATCAGATTCCCTGATTTCCGTCACCTCGTCCACCCCAATAAACTGAAACTCTGATCCCTTATAGCGTAAATAATCGTTCACATTGTTTAGATAGCCGAAGGTGATGCGGGCACCACTAGGAAAGGTCGCCGTGTAATTGTTGGCGTTCCACCTGACATCCTCTTCATTCGCGAGCCACGACTGAAAACGGTCCATGATGGCTCCGGGGAGAGCGAGGTCGGCGTACGTTCGACGGAAGAGAATCGCGCTGTAGCCCGGAACGTCGACGTACTGAAGGGCAGCCATCAGAAGGGCCGACGAATTGTGTGTTGGGATAAAGTGCTCGTCGCATAGGAACAGGTTGTCGGGGGACGAAACTTTGATACATTTGACGTTGGTGTCCCCAAGAAGTTCGACACCCTTGATGTAGCGGAACCTGTTTGTGCGGCGTGCAGCAATTTTCTGCGTGTTGGCCTTTCGTGCCAGTTTGAACACAGTCCTGTTGGCAGCAAACTTTACCGTCCATTTGAGTCCCTTTACAATACCGTAAAGGGTGGACTGTCCTTCTCGAACATTAACTTTCATTCCGAGTGAGCGTGCAAGATGCGCCACGCCTTCTACCAAGTTTTTGTTTGTGTTTACGAATTCGACGCTAGCTCCATTCACGTTTCCGTCAGTGTCCATGAGGCCTTGGAGTATTGCGACACGTTGTTCTTCAGAGGCCCACAGGTAAGCGTGAGGAATATGCTTGTTGTTGAGGAGGTTATTAGTTCGTAGAAGTGTTCTTAAGCCGTCAAACAGGACTATGGCATAGTTGGCGTTGTCTGTAATGGGGTGGCGTACAGACTTGATTGCGTATGGGCACTCATCCCATATTTCAGGGTCTTCGCCACATATCGATCCAGCAGAAGAGTAGCCGTCTCCAAGCCACGCCCCTAGCGTGTAGGGGTCGATGGGTAGGTCTACGTGTGGGGTTTGGATAGCTGCGGCTACAGGGATAGCGTGGTTAGCTCGCCCGCCGCGGACCGTGAGCGTGTCCACAATTTCTTGTGTGGTACGGATGCTGCCGGTAGGTTGCGGTTTGATATTCTTAGCGGATTCCACCCTGTTTCGTTCGGCTACGGCTAGCGATTTACGGGGGCCTTGGGACATAGTGGCCCGTGATTCTCTTGTAGCTCTACGGGTAGCTCTGTATTCGTCGGTTCCTTTGGTGAGCCTTTCCATGTCTTTGGCGTCGTATGTGAGCCATTCATGGTCGTCAGCGGCGGCGACACTGGACCCGTCGTCAAAGGTTAGACGGTACGTCGGCTTCTTGTGTATCTCAGACTCGGCTAGGACGTAGTATGGTTTACCGTCTAGGCCAAAGATTTCGTCGCCGGGGTGGATGTCCTTGATTGGTTTGAAACCTTCGGGTGTGGGTATGGGTGTGTCTACCGAAACAGCTTTCCCACCACCAGCTGCTCCGCCAAAAAACGCCTCAAGGGCGTATGTCCGCAGGAACACCTTCTGTGTCAACGATGCTTCTTCTGGGCAGTATTGGGGCTTCTTGGGTTCTAGGTATTCCAGAACCTTGCCCCAGTCTGGTTCGGCCATTGCTTACCTCTTCGTGGTTGTTCCTACCATACTGTAGGAAGATGCGCTAAGTTGTGACCCATGCCTAAAGAAGGACCGAAGAAGGTCGCGATAATTAGAATGCGGCTGGCAATTTTTTTTCGAAGATTATTCACTAGAAAGAATGCCGCCAACCTCTTGATGCTATCATTTATAGTGCTTACCAGCGCAGGTGTCGCCATCTCCATTTCTACGGGATGGGGGCTTGTTGTCGCTGGAGTTGCGAGCGGCGCATTTGGCCTGTTACTAGGACTTGAGTAAGTATGGCATGGAACTCAACGGAGAATAAGTCGCTTGGTGGAAACTCGGCGAGCAAGGCTGCCAAAGTTGGCGTGGGGGCACCTGTCGCCAATAACGTCAACTTTGCAGGCAGGGCGTATCGAGATTCGTGGGACATCGAGCGGGCGTACCGAGAAGGTATGGCGAAAGTCGTATGGGTGTCTCGGTGTATTGATGCGATCGCCGGAAACCAAGCCCGGCTGCCGGTAGTGCTACGTAAAAACAATGACCCCGAAGGCGAAATCGTCACCAAATCTAAGGCGAAAAACTCCTCGGTCCTTGATTTACTGAACGTCAAGAGCAATATTGGTGAAAATTCGTTCGCTTTCCGTTACCGCTTGTCGTCGCAATTGCTGATGAGTAGCCGTGGGGCCTTTATCGAAAAAGTTCGCGGTCGTGATGGGCGAATTATTGGCATCAACCTCCTGCCGCCACAGCACACGGCACCCATCCCCGACCCGAAGACATTCGTCTCCGGGTACGAGGTTTCGATGCCAAGCGGTGACAAGATCATACTTCCCCCTAGTGAAGTTATTTGGGTCAGGAAACCGCACCCACTTGACCCATACCTTTCCTTGACTCCGATGGAATCCGCTGGTGTTGCTATCGAGATTGAGAACTTGGCGAAACTTTACAACCGGAACTACCTGCTCAACGATGGACGTCCGGGTGGCCTGCTGGTCCTCAAGGGGGACATTGACGAGGACGACAAGGCAGAACTTGCGAACCGCTTCCGCGGAAACCTTGGTCGCGTTGGTGGAACCACGGTAATCGCGTCCGAAGATGGCGTCGATTACGTGGACACATCTTCGAACCCTCGTGATGCTTCCTATATCCAGATGCGCCAAATAACCAAGGAGGAGATCCTTGCCTCCTTCGGCGTGCCGGAGTCCGTTATCGGTAATGCTTCTGGCAGGACTTTCTCGAATGCCGCAGAGGAAATCCGCGTCTTCTGGATCGAAACCATGATGCCGCACTTGGAGCCGCTTGCCCGGTCGCTGGATGAACTCGACGATGAGCATTACATCGATTTCGACACCAGTGAAGTGCCGATCCTCGTGATCTACAAGCAGGAGCGAGAGCAGTATTTGCTTCAGGAACTCCAGCAGGGCCTCATTAGCCCCAACGAATACCGCACGGCAACAGGGAAGAAGAAGGTCAAGTCTGATCTTGCTGACTCGCTGCTCATGAACCCCAACTTGACGCCAGTTGCCAATACCGAAAAGGAAATGCCCAAGCCAGAGATGCAGATGGGCGG